ATAAAATAAAAAAGCCCTAGGAACATTGATTCCATAGGGCCAATTTATAAATTAAAATTACTCTTTGTATTCGACTATAGTTCCTTTTGGAGTACCATAATCTAAAACTGTTCTTTCAATAAAGTTAGCAGGTGCTTGTTGACTAGAGCCTGCATTTAAGTACTTAATATAGTCTTTATCATTATTAATTTCAAAAGAAAGTTTTTCTTTGTCTAGGTTAGTTACTTCCCAAGAGTTAGCTGCGGCCCCTGTATCCTTAGGTGTAACTTCTTTTAAGTCAGATAAAATTGCTTTACTTACAGAATCTAATTTAGAACTTATTTCTCTTTCGATTTGTTTTTTAAGGCCTTTTTTATCAAAAGTGAAAGTTGTCTTAATCATGTTATTCCTTTAACCTTGATGTTACCTCTTGCTCTGTAAATCTATTAGAGAATCTATCAAATAGTTTTTCTGCAAAAGTCTTTTGTGTAGTTGAATTTAAACTCTCTTGTTTTAAAATTTTAAGAGATTCAAATAAATCTTCTGGTTTTATTTTACCACCACCAAAACTCATAGCAATAACCGCAGAACGATTATCTTCTCGCCAACCTAATGGACGTCTAGAAAAATATTCTTGCCAACCTAAAACTTCTTCATAAGGTAAATTGTCTAACTCTACTAAAGTTAAACCTAAACAAAAAGCTAACTCATAACGAGATAGCTCTTCGTTGCTTAGTCGTTTCCCTTTGGCTCTTCCGCATTAATACCTGAATAAACAAGTACTTCTTTAGCTAGTTTTGAAATTTCATCTAGTGGAAAAGAGTCAATTTCATCGTCTGTCATTTCGTTAGCATCTACTACACCAATACGAATTACTTTACGTTGAATAGCAAGACCTTGCTCATTTTCTGCTAGTTTTTTAACCTCAGTATTAACAAAAGACTGGAAATCTTTAACTTCTAAACCTGTTAGTTTTTTGATCTCAACAGAATCTTTTTTACCTAGAAAAGTTACTTTTTTAGTAGGTGCAATTTGACCAAGAAGTGAACGCATATTATTTATCTCCTAAAATATCTTTATTATTTTCGCGAATTGACTCAATCAAAGAATTAAGTTTACTCAGATTAGAAAGAGTTGTCATTACCTCTTGTACTTTTTCTGGTTGACCTTGAAATTCAGGTAGTCTAGCGATTGTTTTTTGTGTTGAAATAGAAATACTGGCTTGCATGTGCTTCAGTGTTTCTTTTACAACGTAATCATTTGAAAACGGTTTATTCATTTATGGATTCCTGATGTAAGGAGGCCCTCACACCAAAGTATAAGGGCCTTCTAAAGATTAGGTAGTAGCAGTTACAGTGAAAGGACCATAGAAGTCTGACTGAATTGAAAGAGCTACTGTGGCAGTCATTGCATCATCACGTGCAGGAGTTGTTAGCAGTGATTCTACTTTACCGACAAAGTAAATTAGTGCGTTAGGAATAGGGACAGCTGAAGAACCACCAACGTTGGCGGTTGTACCGCCAGTAATTAGAGTTGGAGGTTTAGCGGTAAGTAGCGCTACTTGGAATACCTTTGAGATACCGTCAGCAACAGCATCACCTAGAGTACCTGATGTAGCAAAGCTTGCGGGAACCTTAGCCCAATCACCGGGAACATAGTTAACAGTTAGTTCAAGATCAGGGGCGTCTGACTGAGCGCCAATGGACTGAGTCTGAGCCTGACCATAAACTGGAACCTTAACGATGTTAGCTGGTGTACCAAAAGCTGGCATGTCGCGGATGTTTTTGATTTCAACAAAGTTACCAGCAGCAGCAAAGTTGGCTTTTAGGTTAGTTTCGTTTAGTGTAGCTGGAACAGCTGTACGAGAAACGCAAACAGCGGAATACTGAGCAGCTGAGATAGAAGTAGGAAATGCCATGTTATATCCTCATTAGATTGTGTATGGACCAAAGAAGTCTGATTGAATTGAGAGAGCAACAGTAGCAGTCATTGCATCATCACGAGCTGGAGTTACTAGAAGTGATTCAATTTTACCAACAAAATAAATAAGAGCATTAGGAACTGTACCAATACCGCCAGCACCAGCTGTAGTATTTAAGTTAGCAGGTTTGGCAGTCATAAGTGCTACTTGAAATACTTTAGAAATGCCATCACCTACAGCATCACCTAGAGTACCTGTACCTAGAGTTTGACCACTATTTTGGAAAGCTGCACCTGCTTTAGCCCAGTCACCTGGTACAAAGTTAACAGTTAGTTCTAGGTCAGGAGCATCTGATTGAGCACCAATAGATTGTGTTTGTGCTTGCCCGTAAACTGGAACCTTAATAATATTTGCAGGAGTACCAAAAGCTGGCATGTCGCGAATATTTTTGATTTCAACGTAATCAGCACGAGGGGCACTAGTTTGACCATTAAATAGTGCGGCAAGAGTAGTATTGTTAAAAGTAGAGATTGCAGGAGGTGCAACTCTAGTTACAGTCACAGCTGAATACTGTGCTGCAGAAATAGAAGTAGGAAAAGCCATAAGTTATTCTCCGTAATAAGTGAAAGGAACAGAATAATCTGCTCTTGAAAGAGTTGAGTCGTCTGGATCTGGACCGATGAATTGTAAAGAACTTACACTAGTTTGTATATTGTAGCTTAAAAGCTTACTTTCAAAGATTCCATCTAAAGCGTTAGCTATTACTGAGGGTTCTTTTTGGCCTTTTCCTGCTTTGTAATAAATACTTACTATTACGAGACCTGTAACTAACTTGTTATCTCTGTAAGCAACTCTATTTGCTTTTCCAGTTACAATCGCTAACTTTAAAAAAGGAACGGCAGAGATAGTCCCCTTGTAGTCTGCAGGGTAAACGGGCAAAGTTGCTAGTAAGTTATTTTGGGACAAACCATAGAAAGTGTTAATGATTTCTTCAAACATTAAACACCTCTTACTTTTAGTTGTATAATCCCAGGAAATTGCTCTAAAGTTTCAAAGCGATAAGTTTTGTTATCAAAAGTTATAGTTGAGTAACGAGAACCGTCTAAGTCTTTAGCTCTAATGATTAAATCTTTTACAATATTTAAATCTCTATCTAAAACTGAGTTTACCTCAATAAACTCAACAACATAAGTTTGTTGGTCTAGAATTAAGTCACCAGTGCTAAAGTTAAAACCTGTAGCGGTCTCTTCGGAAAGAACTCCTGTTTTTACCAAATCTCCAGCAGCTTCAAAGGCTTGATCTACTGCAGATTCTACTGTTGATGTTAGACTCATTAGTTAGCCCTCCACCAACCTCCCGGAGCAGTATAACCTTGACTAAAAATCAGTGGCTGAATAAGCATACTAACTTCAGTAGGTACTAAAGGAGTTTGTGGAGAAGAACTACGACCTGCATCGCTATTAGAAAGACTAATAGGACCAATAGAAATTGAGTCATAGGTTACATCATAACCTTTAGTTACTGTTGGGTATTTTACAAGGTGTAATGCTAGATAAGCAGTAGCTTTTTCTAGTCTAATAGGAATTTCTCCTTGTTCTACTGGAACATGAAGAGAAAGCACAGGATCAAAGAAACTAAGTTTAGCTCTAGGCCAAGCAAGGGGTTGAGACGACGAAACCGCCGTCCCAATCCATTCATTTTGATCCAGAATTCGAGTTGCATCAACCAGCGCCTGTTCTTGAGCATCTAAACTAGCAGCTTCCCAGTAGGGATTGTCTGCAAGATACTCATCAGCAGACTCTAAATAAGAGTTTCCAAATAAAAGTAGCGCCATGATGCCTCCTCAAGTTAAGGTGCTACTGCTACACAACGGCGAGCATAGCGACGTAGAAGAGTCATAAGATGATCATCATTAGCTTCAAGTTTAAACTTAGTGATGAAAGCTTCTACATCTACTGACACGCCAGTAGCAGTTGTTACATAAACTGGTTTTTCAGCCATTTTACACCACCAATTAAGCGTGTAGAATTGGGAGAATACCTAGGTTTAGTGGATCCATTGTACGGGTCCAAGAAGCGGCAGCGCCTAGGGTTGTGTTGGTAGCAAAGTTGTTTGTTGCGCCAACCCAGTCATAACCCATTGGATGAGCAACGAAGCCATAGCGGTACCAAATGTTGGTTGAACCGCCACCAGCATAGCTAGCAGGATTACGATCAACTTCAGTAGCAACTGGCATTGGGATTTCACGGAAAGCAACTGAACCAGGCTTGACAAGGAAGGTTGTCTTGGTTGACTGGTCGTTAACGTTAGCAGAAGCAGCTAGGTTACCCTGAGCAGCACGAGTTAGGATTAGACGGAACTTACCACCGAAGATGGTCTGGAAGTCTAGGTTACCATCACGAACACGATCCTGATCGATTAGGTTAGCTGCACGTAGGTCAGCTAGAACTTCGGGTGAAGTTACCATGTAAACGAAGTCTGGTTCGTAGTCCTTGAAGAACATACCCATTGCACGGAATAGACGCTCACCACGAGCAGCACCGATTTCTGAGGAGTCAACTAGCTTACGAGCATCGCCAGCACCAGTAGCAGCAGCACCGAAAGCACCGTTAGCGTTGATGTCAACGAAAGCACCAATTGAACCTGAAGGAACGGTATCGAAAGAAGTGATACCAGCGCCTAGAGCAACTTCTGAAGCGGCAACGCCCTTCATGATTGAGAGGACAGCGTTATGCTCGTCTTGAGCGCGTGACTGAGCAAAGTTACGAGCAAAGAAGGCAAGACCGTCCTGCTGTGAGATAATACGCTGTAGGTTAACCTGTTCAGCACCGATAGTACGAGCATTCTTTACATAGTTTGCGATATCGGTTGAAATGGTTGAGTAAGTACCATCAGTAGCAGTTGTTAGAGAAGCATTGTTGATGGTAGCAGAGAGTGGCTTGTACCAACGTAGCTGACCAGCAAAGCCTTCGCCGTTTGGATCTAGTTCTGTTGAAGCAGCAACCATACCAGTGGAGTTAATACGCTTTTCTTCAGTCCAACGCTCTTCTGCATAAGCAGAGATAGCGACTGCTACGTTCTGGAAATTAAGATGATTAATGGGCATTTTTGTTGTACCTTTTTAGTTATAATATTTGACTTTTAATAAGTCACTGTTCCGAGTTTACCTGATTCAGCTAGAGCAAGAAGCTCTTCTGTTGACATACCAGAGAGAGACTTTGGTCGTGACATAGAAGCAGAATTCTTGTTAGAGTTTGAACCAGCACCTGAGTTTTCCTTAGGTTTGAAAAGAAAATCCTTATTAGGATCTTTAGCGAAAGCCTTGAGATAGTCGTTAATACTAGCCCCAGACCTATGGACCCATGAACCGTCTTCATCTTGGACAAGCTCAGGGAGAATAGTTTTAAAAGCAGTTTCACGTGCGAAGTCGTTACGGAAGTCGAGAGAGCTTAGATGCTTATCTAGCTCACGATCTCGTGTAATTGAAGTCAGCTTTTCTTGAAGAATCTTTTCACGTTCTTCCATTTCAGCTAGCTTTAGTTTAGCTGCTTCATAATGCTTTCCTTCGTCTTCAAGCTGTTTACGTTGCTTTTCTTGATTTTCGGCTTTTAGGCGAGCATTTTCACGCGCCATTTCTTCAGCTTTTTTGTAGGCTTTGTCAACGTTAGCCTTCATTTGCTTAAGCTCTTCGGCCACCATTTGCTTCAATAGAGCTTGATGCTCTTCTGCAAGAGAGGCTTTCTTATTAGAAAGGTCTTGAGAGCTGGTGTCGTTATCGTTGTCTTCGTTATTATCGACATTATTTTCGTTTTGATCAGCCATAGTTATATATTTTTCCTTTTGCACAGCATTATAATGAACTAGAGGTACAACAATAGTTCGTTTAGTCTATGGTTTTAAATTTGGCGAGGGTGGTAGGAATCGAACCCACTCTGACGCGGTTTTGGAGACCGCCGCTCTACCAGTGAGCTACACCGACATAGTACGGTTGTTTAAAGTCCAACCGGAAGACTATAAGTAACCTTTTTAGGTGCGCTTGGTTTTCCTACTAGCATTGTTATCTAGTTTACCAGAAGGCGTAAAAGGTCTTGTACTTATTTCTTTTCTACTGCTGGCTTTTCAACAGGAGGTTTAGCCACAAGCTTATCTTCTTCTAGAGACTCTACAACAGATTGAAGCTTGCGCCACTGAGCTGAGTTTGGACCTTCAACTGGAATGCCTTGTGCAAATTCAGCAAAGTAGTCTTTAAATTCTTTGAGTTTCATTTTTTATACCTATATTCAGGAGGTTGAGTAACAAAGAAGCATAAAGTACAGGTGAGAATTCCTTCTCTATGATTCCATACTGTTGCTTCTACTAACTTTCCTTTTTTACAAGAAGGGCAAATACAACCATGATAAAGTTCATACTCTTTAGTCATATAGTCACCTCAGAAAAAGAAAGGAAAGTGCAGGGTAGGCAGGAACAGAGAGTAACTCCATTCCCACCCCTAGGGTTTTCGACCCCCTCTTCTTTATAGCTAAGAGGTAAAATTACCGACCTTTTGGCTTAACGCGACGAGCCATAGCTGCACG